GCGGTTATAAACCGCGCGCCCCATTTTGATGCTATCAAAGAAAGTTGTCATAACGACGCCTCACTGTTTTGTTGTGAAAAGGGCCACCGCAGCCTTGGCGGCACGATGGCCCTATTCTCTATTTAGTTATCGGGGCTATTAGGTAGCGCCCGAGCTACCAAACGCACCGCGCGGGTTAGACCAACCGAACGAATAACGCTCGATAGCCTTGGCCAGCAGGTTGTCGCTGGTAAAGTCAGTGAACACATCAGTTTCGAGAGCTTCACGAACGTAGTGCTTCAGACCATTCGGCGCGTCGGTCATGAGGAACCAGCCGTTGGTGTCGGTCAGGAAGTGATTGACGCGATAACCCTGCGGCACGGCACCAATGTTGTAGATCGCATTGATGTCGTTGTTCGCGGTGCCGGTACGGAACTGCGAGTGCAGGATACGGTCAGCCGTGAACTGAAGCTGCGGCGGAACGACCAGCTTGGTCGGCTTCGTCATCGTGATGAGGCCAGCCTGATCGCGGAACTGCGAGATGGTTACGATAGCGTCTTGCAGAGACGCTTCGTTCAAGTCCACCTGCACACTCGGCGTGTTGGCGAACGTGCCCGAATCAATCGGATGCGCGGTCGAGAAGAGAGGCTGACCGTCGCCGCCGGGGAACGAGGCAGAGAAGCCGTTGTTCAGAACCGAAGCGCCGTTGACTTCTTTGCTTTGCAGCATCGAATTGCGGAGCGACTGAGCCTGAAGCGGGAACTGCGACTCATACAGGTTATCCTTCATCGCCTGACGGGTGATGATGAAGCCAACGCTGGTGTAGCGGTGGTAGTAGGTGGAGATAACGCGCTGTCCCATATCTTGGAACTGCGTAGGCGCGCCTTCACCCTTGGTCGATGCGAGGCCAAGCAGCTTCATTTCGACTTCGATTTCGACTGCTTTATCCGAAGTGTGGGTCGTGAAGATGTCCGTGTATTCCGCAGGATACATCGGGTAGTCGCCAAAAACTTCCGCCAAACCTGGACGGAGAAGCTGCTGGATTGAACTGGTATTAATGGTCATGTGTTTGCTCCTAGGCCAAAAGCGTTACAGGGCTAAATAACGTGCCCCGGTGTTCCAGCAGAACGCTGGCCATTGTTGATTTGAACAATCCAGTTAGCGAAAGCGCCAACAGCATTACCAACGCGGGGATCAAGAGAGATGACCCGCATGTTAAGGCCCGAAGCGGAGCTAGCAGTTGAATTGTTAAGAGTGACGGCAGAGATGCCCGTGCGGGTGCTGCCAGCCGTGTAGAGGAAGTTGGCGTTCAGGCCAGGAGCCGCTGCGGTGAGCGGGGTGCCAGAAGCGCCCGTGCCATCGCCTTCGGTGATCGTGTACTGCGTCATCGGATCGTCAATGACCATCGCCACCGGCACGTTGCCGGTCAGGAAAGCCGTTGCGCCGTTGAAGTAATTTGTAAACTGCCAGACACCAGAGGTGTCCTGATATTTGCAGCCCTGGAAAACGCCAGTGAACGCAGAACCAGCCGTGCCACGAATGATGACACCAGCCGTGGAAAGCGCCACGGGATCGTTCTGAAAGATCGTCTGCCCGCCCGTCGCCGGGAGGTTGTACTGATTGGTGACACCGTTAAAGGTAACACCGTTACCGCTGTTAAGCGGCTGGAGGCCAGCGCCGCCAGATGCTCCGTAAGCCATGTTATATACTCCGTTCAGATGCGCCAAAATTGACGCGAAAACCTGGGTTTTTTACTGATTGCCACTACCAGTGGCCGGAGCAGGTAACGTAACTGCCGTCGATAACGGGTGCCTTTTGCACCCGGCCAAATACGTGATTGGCGTCGATAATCCGCTATTGCGGAAGCGATATAACGACTTAGATTACCATAATTTGAGCGATTTGTAAGCCCATCTCATGGTGGGGTGGCCAGGACTGGCCCCTATCACACACTCCGGCAAGGGAAAGGTGGGCCAGGGCCGCTAAGCCCCAGCCACCCCGTAACTTACTCCTTAAATTCAGCCTTATGGCCAAACTCAGTTTTAGATTCATCAAAACGCGGCATTGTCTGTGCAAACGGATTAGAGCCAGCGGCCTGTGTCCATTGCGTGCCGTTCATCAACTGCTTTGATCTAGCTTCAAGAGTGGCCTTATCCCTTCTTACGTCAGCAGAGGGCTTTTCGCAAAGAATAAGACCGCCTTCATCAATGTAGGTGTTGTTGTCTGCACCAAAACCAATATTAGGCACAGGCGGGAACAATTCAGGGTGCCGATCACGGGGCACAGGGGTCCAGCCAGCACGGTACTTCTGGTTCCAGTTGTCTTTGTTCTGCGTACCCGCGTTATCAAACGTGATCGCAACCCAAGCATATGTCGAGTTCTTGGGAATAACGTCAGGCGGAATGTAAAAACGTGATTGATGCGTTGTCCGCATGGCGGAACGGCTTTCCGCAGTACGGGTTGTGCTTTCGCGCGTTTCAGAATTACGTGGTTTGCGACCCATGGTGAGTCTCCCTTAAGTCTTGTTTGTATTCATAAGACGACGAGCGTAGCTCACCTTAGCGTCAGCAAATGTCATCGGATTAAACTGCTTGGGATGGCCCTGTGGGTATTTCGGACCACCGCCATTATCGACCATCTTCTTCACAAACCGAACTTGGTCGCCCGTCAGCTTAAATTTGGTAGAACTTTTGACTTGACCACCAGATGACATTGACCGGCTCGGCGCTGCTACCGGAGAAGACCGTTTGGGCTGCTGCTTAGGCTGTTCCTGCTCTTCTTCGCCAAAGTAATCAGGGAACTGTTGACGCATATGCTCTTCAACGGCTTGGAAATACTCCGGTGAAGAAACCTTATATTCCAAACGACCACTTGCAATCTGCCGCTCCAGTTTTGTAGCAAACATGGTGGCTTCGATGTGCATATCATCGTCGTAATCAGGGTTTTCAACCGGCCTGCCGGAGCGGTCGAACACCACATCGCCATTGCTGTCGCGCTGGACCGCATCAAAATAGCGATTTTCCATCATCCAGCCCTTAATTTCGGGTGGGAGTTCTGGAGTTTGCATATTTTGAGGCTGTTGGCGCGGCTGTGCTTGACGCTGCGGCTCTGCTGGAGCGGTCTTTTGAGACTTTTTCCAAGCCTCAACGTCATCCATTGTCGATTTCGCAGAAGCCAGCCGCTCTGCTGCCTCAGTAATCTTGCTCGGATCGCCGCTTTCGATGGCCGCAGAGTGGAAGCCCCGCGCTTCGCGTAGGTCGGACTCAGCTTTAGCCGCGTAGCTGTGCATTGCTACGTTGGAAGCCTCATTAGCTTTGGCTTCAAACTCAGATGCACGGTTACGTTCACGCTCAAGCTCGGCCTGAAGCTGGTTCGCATACCCACGGGCCTCATCGCGCTCATGGGTCAGCGTTGCGTAACGCTTCGGGCCACGGCGCTTGAAGGTTTTCTTAGTTTCTTCAGCCTCTTCAGGAGCCTCATCGGCTTCTGCCCCACCTTCTTCCGTAAGCTCAATCTCTTCATCGTTAAACTCCTCTTCCCCGGTCAGGTTCTGAGAAGTTTGCGGCTCGGGTGTACTGGTTTGGCCAGCGCCCTCCGCCGCATACAATCGGATTGGTAAAATGTTCATGTCGCTTGCCTATACTTTGGGGGGGACGTACACGGACGAAAGATCGGCGGGGTCTTCTACCGTTCCAATGATCTTGTCATCGGGCAGAACACCAATCGCCACGCCGCGCCAGTTGGTGAGCCACGTAGAAGCACGCGGGATCGCAACCCAATCACCTACGCGGCACGTTGGACCTTCAGCCCAAGCCGCTCCGGTGTCGCGGTTCGTGAAGCAGCCTGGGCCAATGGCTACGACAAGTGCGCTGCAAGACTCAAGCGCGTCCTGCTTCTGCATAATCGGAGCCGTCCAAAGAGTCTTCTTTGAACCGTCCGGCATATCAATGACCGACAGTTCATCCGGCCTGACGTAAATCTTGACGGCGATGTAGTACCCCGCCGGTCGGAAACCGAACTTCTTGCCGGTTAGTTGAATGAACTGATCATCAACGATCTTCTGGGCCTCTTTAATTTCGTGTTCTTCCACGTATGGAAGTGCAGTTACCTTAGCCATAATTAATCCTTGCCTGTTGGGTTGTGCCGGTCCCCGGCTCTTCGGGGTTGATTAGCTTCTTGTACTCTTCCTCTACGATCAACATGAGCATGTTGACCGCATCTATCGTTGCGTTGGTGTCGATTGCGAAGAAGGCGATTTCTTCAGCCGTCGCCGCCGGGACCGCCGCGCCCTCGACAATCATCGGGGCGCGGGGTTTACACCTTCGGAGTGCGTTTATCTTGTCTTCCCGAATGTCCCTTAATCGTGCCGTGACCTTCCTTGCCAGCAGGTCTGCACTCATTACTTACCTTTGCCTTTCTTTACGGCGGTCGGCTTTAGACGAATGTTTTTTACAGGACGCGACATATCAAACTCCCTTTGAGTTAGTGTGACGTTTTGTAGAGCCGCCAGCGGCGCGCTTCATAACCTTGCCGCCCCTCTTCATCGGCGGGGCCATCGGAGGAGCCATCTGCGGAGCCATCGGGGGAGCCATGCCCAAGCCAGCCATACGCGCTCCCGGCATCGGGGTCGCAGGACGGCGCACTTTCTTCATGGCGTTCATCAGGGCCTTGGCTTCGCCAACAGTGCCCATGACCTTCTTTTTGTCGCCCTTAACCTTGCCGCCTTTTTTGTAGCCGGAGGGTTTGTAATCGCCCGAGGGAGCGGTTTCTGCATTACGCTGCTGCGCTCTTTTCACAAAAGAATCGTCACTACGCGGCGCGTCATCGGCCCTATCGGTGGAATACTTTTTACCGTTAAACGTAAATGTCCCACCAGCGCCCTGTTCTTTTCTAGCGGCCTTGAAGGCTTCGCCAAAAGAAGGCGTCTTTTTGGCCGCTTGCATTTCAGCGCGTTTAGTACGCTCACCGCCCAACTGGTCGAACGCCTCTTTCAATTTCGTCTTGGTTTCTCTTTTGCCGCGTTCGCCTTCCAACTGGCTGAACGTCTCTTTCAATCCTTTTTTAGTATCGTCTTTCTTCACCATGTCCCTTAGCTGCTGGAAAGGGCCTGTGCCTTTAGATGAAAAACCTTGAGATTTAATAAGTTCAGCGGCCCTACCGCCCTCCTGATACCCCTTCACCATCCCGCCACCCATCAGCTTGGACTTCTGGCCGGGGTGCATGAGTTTGTTGTGGCGCGACAGCATGGACTTGTCCTGCTTCTTGTCGGCAGCACCGCCCTTAGCCATCACCTTACCGCCCTTGGCGTAGGCCGTCAGATTACTGACACCCGGCTTTGGCTGACGGTTGTTCTTCATGCCGACATCAGGCTTTTTGTTCATAGCCATGATGTGCGGCATCATCTTTTGAGCTTTGCTACGCATCGAATCCATTAGAACTTACTCCTTGTGCCGAAGCTCTTTGGCTGGGCGATTTGTTTCTGCCTGTCTTTCTCGTAGTTCAACATGGCAATGCGCTCACGAGTCAGGCGGTCCTCGCGGCTGGATTTGAGTTTGAGCGTTTCGGTAAACGCCTTGCTGCTGGTGTTGGCTTGGATTTCTTGCAGCTTGGCCTGGACCTTCGCGGCCTCGACTTTAAGCTGTTCCATAGCAATCTGACCGGGGGTGGGATCGGCACCGCCTTCAGGCTGTGCAATCTGCTGCATCGCCTTGGCAACCAGCACGGCAATCTGGTTTTCAACTTCCGGCGGCAATTGCTGGCCTTCGGGCGGGAGCGCCTGACCAAGAACCTGCTCAACTTGAACCCGCATCTTGGCGGCTTCATGCTCGGCAATGTGCGCCGCGACCGTTACCAACTCCGGCTTCTGCTGCATCAAAACCGTGTGAGCCGCAATATGGGCATCTTGGTCTTGGTACGCGCCGACCTTAACCGGCTTGCCGTTCAGCAGGTTCTGGTTTTCAGTCAACGGGTCAAGCGGCTTGGCTTCCGTCTTGGGAGGCAGCAGAGCCGCAATCCGCTTCTCATCAATGCCCATTTCCACGTACATCTGGCGGTAAGCCTGATATTGGTCGTGGAGCGCAGGGGCTTGAGTGGCAAACCGAAGCAGGGCTTCGGCGCGCATCATGCGTTGGGCAGAAGACGTAATGTTGGGATCGCTGACGGGGCTAACGTCAACTTGGTCCGAGAAGTCAGCCCGCATCACCATGTTGGGACCACCGGCCACCGGCCAGGGGTAAGGCTCTTCCGGCAAAAACTGGCCAAACAGGGCCGCGATTAGTTTAAATTCGCGCCGGTACGCGCGGTGGGCGGCTTTGATGGTGGCGGACTGCACCCGGTTGGCAGCTTCCATAAGAGCTACGGTAGTGCCAACCGGGGCGTCCTGACGGCCTTCACCGACCGCAACTTCAGTCATGCCGCCGAGGCGCATCCCGTTTTCGCGGGTGGCCTTCCAAAGCTCCATGGACACAGGCGACGGCCCTTTGTAGGGCATCGTCATAATGGCCTGCTGAATAGGCATCCCGCCGGTATCAAGTTCGCGGAACTCGCAGGGACCGATCATGACGTTGTTATCGTCACCCCGCATCCCCTTCACTTTTAAGCCCCCTGGGAACATCTCCAGGGTGGCGGCGTCAATCATCTGCCTTTGCAGAGAAGTCGCGCCCTTGGCCGTATTACCCAAGATATGGGCATAGCCAATGCCATAGAACCCAAGGCCGGGGACAAACTTGAAGTGCGTAAAGTACTGAATCTTGGAGTATGTCTGGTCTTCTTCTTTCCAGTTCCGGCGGATCGACAGAACCTTTTTAGAACCAGTCTCAACTGTAACGATATAGGGCAAAGGCAGGCCGGTTTCGGTCGGCTCTTCTTCGTCCTCGCCCTCGGCCTCTTTATGCTCAAAGCCAACCAAGTCTAGGTCGATGTGACACTCATAGACTTCGTAAGGCGCTTCATCGGAATCGGTCGGCTTGGTCAGCCCCTGGGTATAGGTAGACTTGTCATCCAGGGGCGAGTTTTTTTCGTCTAAATAATCAGGCTCTTTTAGCTCCACATCGCGGTAAAAACCGCTGATTTGGCGCATTTTCATGTCCTTGGGGGACATATTTATGATGTGCGTGGCGCGAGGGCATGTGTCCAAGTCGTCGGTGCTGAACGAAACAACGAAGTCCTGGGGCAGAATAAACGGGCTAACGACCCGGTTTAGAATCGGGTCTTGGTAGGTCTTTTTGAAAGTGCAGCCAACCAGGGGGAGCCAGAACAGCATTTGATCGTTCTGCTCTACCCACTCAGGCGCACCCTCCATCAGGTAGTAGTTCATGAACTCTTTAACGCGGGAAGCCTGGGCCTCTGTTTCCAACGTCGGCTGGCCAATAATCTGGGTCTTAACGGGGCCACTAGCGGGCATCAATTCGGCGCTAGCAGTCGCGTGCCAACGGATTACCGCTTCCAATAGGATGGGGTCAAATACACCAGCCGCGCCGCTGAATGGTATAGACCGATCTTCAATCTTCAGGCCGAGGTACGTCAGGCCCTGCGACAGCATACTCTCCCAATCAGAGCGAGATTTGCGGTCTTCATCGACGTAATCAAGAATATCATTGGCTAGAGATTGAAGGTCACTTTCCTCCATATACTCAGCCAGATTATCGTCATGCTCAATCGGCTCTTCTTCTTCGTCTTCAGGCGCGAAGTCGATAGTTTCTCCGCCGTCTTCATCGGGAGTAATCGACGCGCCATCGGCAAACGTAAGGTCGTCTTGAGGAACAGCCACATCTTCGCCACCGGAATCTCCGCCGGTAACATCATTCAAACCAAGCACAGAAGCAGTCGCTCGATCTATGGCCATGCAGACTTGCCTAAAAATATAAAGATAAGGGACATTCTACCCATAAAGTGCCCCATTTGCACGTTCCGTTACTCTGAACGGTACTTCTTCCATAGCATCAAGGCTGTTTTTAATCCAGCCGCTGGTCTTCATCCGAATAATAGCTTGGCTGGTCGCGTCTGCGTCATCTCGGGAATCTGAAGCCGGGAACGACATTAGGGAGTTTACGTATTCTTCAGCCCACCGCCTCGGGAGTGTGTAATTCGGTGGTTGGCCGGGGACGTAGAACCGGCCATTCTCAAATATGTCAGTAACCAGCAAAAGGCGGGCGTTCTTATCGCCATACTTGTTTGGGTTAAACCGTGTCGCAGAAATACCGGCGCGGTTTAGGTCGGCAATCAAAGGCTCACCCGTGGCTTTGGCTTCAATCAGGATCATATCCGGCGGCTTGCTCTTATTGCCCATCATCGGCACCTCCCGGTTGTCGTCCAAATAATGGGTGGCCAACCGTTGGGCCATCTTACGCAGGTCGGGGTAGTCCACCCGCCCGCGCCAGCGAGACAGCAGAATAATCGACGGTAAATCGGTTTTGTCTTCCGTAAAGATGCCAAACGTCAGGCAAACCGAGAAGGCGCTTTTGTTCTTAGACGTAATAGCCGTGTCCCAGCTTTGAAGAATAAATTCGCACTTAGGCGGTTCGCGCTGGTTCCAAATCTTGATCCAGTCCCGCTTGATGACGTTGCCGGATTCAAGAACCGGGCTTTGCTGGTACAGGCTTTCCCATTGCCGCGCGGTCATCGAAGGCTGTGCCCGCCTACGGGCCAGGGCAATCTCGCTTTCCCACTCCGGCCAGAGGGCTTCCCCCGGCTTACGGCCTAGCGGATCACTTTCCTTAGCCAGGGCGGGAAGGACAACCTTGTCCCATTTGTCGCCGCCCTTCTGCTTCTCAGCAGCCATAACCCGGCCAATGATGTCATCGAGGTGCCAGCGCGTTCCAATAATCACCATCACACCGCTGGGCTTCAGACGGGTTGATAAGTCAGACCCCCACCAGTCCCACATATTGTCTCGGACAAGTTGCGATTCGGCATCATCAATGCCTTTGAGCAAATCGTCGCAGATCACCATATCCGCGCGGCGTCCTGTAACCGTGCCGCCCACGCCCGTAGCATAGTACGAGCCGCCCTGCTTCAAGTCCCACCGGCCAGCAGAACGGCTGTCGTCTGACACCTCGATCTCTGGGAACAGCATCTTGTATTCATCCGACAACATGACGTTGCGGACCTTGCGGCCCCATTGTTCCGCGAACGACTCAGTATGGCTGACCGTGATGATGTTGTGCGTCGGGTTCTTCGATAAATAGAACGCCGGGTAATAAAGCGAGGATACCGTGCTTTTACCGTGGCCGGGTGGAAAGCACACCAACAGCCGGTCGCCCTTGCGGGTCATCTTGTCTTGCAGCTTATTGCATAGAACCTCCATATGACGCGGCGGTGGCTTGCCGTGCATGTACGTCATGAAGTCTGAGAAGTTTTCCCGAGCGTGGCGGCGGCGTATTACTTCCGCAGCCGCTTGGTCAAGCGTTGGTTCTAAAGCAGACAATTAATTTACTATCTATAGCCGGACGTTTTTTTAGCAATCTTTGAAGGCTGCGCTACAAACTGCTTACCTTCAGCCTTACCCTTCCGTTTGGCCCGTGTTGTTGCGGCGTACTCTTGCGGAGACAACGCTTTAATCGCTGCCTTCGGCAAATAACGCTCACCCGTGTCCGACGACCGCTTGCCGGACTTGGTAGACCAATCTTGCTTAGTCCAATTCTTGAGAGACAGTTGTGGTTTTTTCATAGCTAGTCTTTATATCCCCCGCCCTTAGCTTTATACGACTTGGCAAGAAGCTGTGCTTTTCTCGCGCTCCATTGCCCTGCACCTGTGCCCTGAACGGCACGCGCCTTAATGCTGTTGAATAACTGTTTACGCACACCGGGCTTGGTGTAGTTGCCCGCAGCGTTTACTTTTGATTTAGCTGCCATAATGAATTTTCCTAACCGTTGGCTCTTGAGGGACCGCTAATCTGGCCTAACCCAATCGGGGTTACGTCAATCATCTTCAGGTCCTCTTGCTTTGACTTCAAAGCAATCAGCCGCATCAACTGTTCATCAGTCATGCGCGTGACATCCATCTTATGCGTGACTTGAACATTCTCGGTCAACACGCCCATCAGTTGCGCTTGCAGCTTCTTAGCCGCAATGGCTGGCGTGTAGTCCTTATCAAACATTGCTGATCTATGGATTTCGTTCAGATCAGAAATGATGCTCTCCCGCGTGATGTCTACAGACGCGGGTTTGCTGGCCTTGGATTCCTTGGCAAGTTTAATGGCTTCCTGAATATCGCAACGATCCAGCAGGTACTCTGCTACCGTGCGGTCATCGTATCCATTAATGATAAAGCCAGCGCGTTTACACGCATCCAGGCCGTCGCCGGTCTGCAAGTAGACCTTCACAAACATGGCGTCTCGTTCAACGTCAGGCGGAATCGTTAGCATCTTGTTGTCCTAAAGAGGTGCGACCGAGAGGCAGCGCGGACGGGACCATGACAACTTCTCGGTCGCTTCGGTGCGGGGGCACACCAAATTATGTCGTTCCAGAGCAAACGTAATTATTGTTTTTCCAAGATACGATCATTGCAATCCGGCGTGCATGAGCTTTGCAGACGTTCCATTCTGCAACCGGGTCATTGTCTTCGTCTTCGCCAAACAAAAGATCGTAATTAGGATAAAACTCAAGACAGCAGACAACGCCGCCATACTTGTTGTAGCCGACAAGAACGCCGTCTGGAATTGCATCGTTAATATAAATTTTTGGGAGCGAGAGCATTTTTAACTTTTTCTTTTTCAGCAGCTAAAAAACGTCTGATCGCAAGCTCAACGATTGATTTTTTGTTGACACAAGCATTATCACAAAATTTGTCCAATTCGTCAATTAAGTCCACGGGCACCCTGGCGTTTAACTGGTTGAGCCTATCTTGTGCCATCGAGCCAATCTTTAATCACGGCGGCAATAACCTTCGCCGCCCCACCACAATAGATCGGTGTCCACGGGTCATCATGCGTGATGGCCTGACCAATGCAGTCCATTGACGAATAGACAGACGAAGCCATTGGCCTGCCCTTCTGACGGTTGCCAAGGTTAATCGACGGCACGCCCACCCACGGCGCTTCTATGACACCAGCCGAAGAGTTACCGACAACCAGAGCAACATGCTGCATACGCTCGATGTATTCACGGTGGTTCATGGTGGTAACGATTTGAGCAAACGAGCGAGGACCACAAAAATTCTCGATTAACTCTTTAATCTGGTCCGAGCCTGGGTCGTTGTTCACACCACAGAAAGTAATATCGCACCCGCTTCTGTAGTACGCGCCCAACGCTTCCAGCATACGACCGCACTGGGCCACGCCGTAGTCGGGCAGGCGAGTCTCGGGGTGATACGTAACCAGTATCTCGTTCCTGTCGCGCCTTGCGCTGTTGCCCTCAATACCGTCCAGGCCGGGGGCACCGCTGATTGTAATGGTGGATGGCTCGATACCCATGCTTGCCAGTTTTACGGCAAAGTTATCTGTAGCCACAAAATGAAGCGTTGCCATATGACTGATGCTGTGACGCAGGGCGTCATCAAACGCGCCCGCTGTCGTTTCCCCGCCGTGGAGGTGGGCAATGGGTATACCCGAGAACATAGCCGCCATCGCAGCAGCAAGCGTTTCATATCTATCCCCCAGTAGAACGACCAGTTTTGTGTCTTGAGCTTTGAACATAACGGTGAAGAAAGTAACCGCCTGCGCCACCGCGACGGCTGGTGACATGCCATCGGAGTTAAAGCGCGTCACCGAGCATCCAGGCAGGGCCTTGATTACGGACTCCAGAGGGCCGTCTTCGGCGCGTGAATTGCTGACAACCGTTACACCGTTAAAGGGCACTATAGCCTCCGTCTACCATCAGTACTTGGCCGGTAATGTACCGAGCCGCGTCGCTGCACAGGAACAGCACCGGGCCTACGATGTCGTCCTCGGTTGCCATCCTACGTAACGGTACTCTGGCTTCGTATCGCTCCCTAAATTTATCCGAATGGTCCCTAAAAATTCCTCCAGGGCAAACCGCGTTACTGCGGACAGGCGCGAGATTGGTCGCCTGCCAGCGTGTGAGCGCGATGAGCGCGCCTTTGCTGGCGGCGTACCACGCGGGCGTTTTTTCAACTTCGGTGCCTTCGTAGAGAGACGGGTCACTGCCTAATACTCCATAGATGCTTCCAATGTTGACGATGCAGGAAGATGTCATTTCAGCTATAAATTGGTGTTCTTTCCAAGAAGAACATTTGGCGTTTGCTATCAGAACATCAAATCTTTGTAAAAATTCAAATCTTTCAGATTTATCTAAATCAGTTTCAATTTCAGCCCCCGTACCCGGCAAATCCACACCCACAACCACATCTCCTTGCGCTTCAAACGCAGCGCGGAGTGCGCGCCCTAAATGGCCCGCCGAGCCGGTGATGAGTACCCTACGCGCCATTGGAAACCCTCCAGATGCCGTCCATACCAGACGGCGTTACGACTTCCGTTTCGTAGAACAACTCTTCAGTCAGCCGCTCACCGGGACGCAGACCCGTGACTTCAATCTTAATCTCATCACCCGGCATCTTGCCCGACAGACGGATCATGTCCCGCGCGAGGTCCATAATCTTGACCGGCTGGCCCATATCGAGAATGTACGTTGCCGGTTCGCCCGTCGCGGCTTGAAGCACCAACTCAACGGCCTCATCAATCGACATGAAGTACCGCTCCATGTCTTTGTGAGTCACCGTAAGGGGACCGCCTTTAATAAGCTGACGCTTAAATAAAGGTACGACCGAGCCGGAAGAACCCAGGACGTTCCCGAAGCGCACAACCGTGCGCCCCGATTCACGGCAAATCAATTCCGCCCTGCGCTTGGTCTTGCCCATGAAGCTGGTGGGATTAACCGCCTTGTCCGTCGATATGAGAACGAACTTACTGACGCGGCATCCTCCGCACGCCTCAATCAAGTTCTTCGTGCCGTGGATGTTGGTCTTGATCGCCTCGCCTTGATTGGCTTCGACAAGCGGAACGTGCTTCATGGCAGCGGCGTGGAACACGACCTGCTTCTCTTTGCTGCCCATGAACTGGGCGACGGCGTTTTCATCCCTGACATCGGCGTAGATCGCCGTGGCGTCTGGAATCTGTTCAGAGATTGAATACAAATTGTATTCGCAGTTATCTACCAACACCAACTCCCACGGCTTGTACTGGTTAATCTGCCGCGCCAATTCAGAGCCGATTGAGCCACCCGCGCCGGTGATGACCACGCGCTTGCCGTCCAGCATCTCGCTTACAGCGGTACGGTCCCTGACGATGGAGCGGCGCTGAAGCAAATCATTTGAATCAATCGGGCGGATCATATCGCGCGTATCTCCGTAACCATCTGCTTCAACTCATCCGGCTCAAGGCTGCAAATCTGGTCAGGTCCAGCCAACGTGCGATCCAGCGTGAAGTGCTTCTCAATCACTTTCGCGCCGGAGGCCGCAGCAATCACAGACGCGGCGATGCCCTGAGTGTGGTCGGAGAAGCCAACGGTTTTGAAGAAGTCAGCAAGTTTCACAAGTTTGCGAAAATCAATTTTGTGAAGCGGCGTGGGGTATTGAGAGACACAATACAGCGCCGTGTCGATGTAAGCGGCAGAAGAGATAAACTCATGTTCGCTTGTCATGCCATTGCTGAGAATAAGCGGAAGCCCGGTGGCCCTCGCGTGCTTGACGAACGCCCTGTCTTTGGCTCTACCGGAGGAAATCTTCAGCCGCTTCACTCCAAGCTCAACGAGGAAATCGACCCATTCGTTGCTGAACGGCGTGGACATAAACTCAATGCCGAGCTTGTCAGCCTTGGCCTTCAGCTTCCAGTGATCGTCTTTGGAAAGCTGCACGTTTCTCAGAAACGTGGTCAGCTTCTCGTCGTAGCCCAAGTTGTCAGCCGTGAAGGACTGAAACTTAACAATGTCCGCGCCCGCGTCCGCAGCCGCTTCAATCATCTTCAGGGCGCGGTCTAACGAGCCGAGATGGTTGATACCGGCTTCCGCAATAACGACTACCAATGAACGTACTCCTTATCGTAGGCGTACTCGGCCATCTCAAGGTCAAACATCGAGTCAATCTCGATGCTGTGCCAGCGGTCCATCAGCAAGCCGTAGTTGCGCGCACCGCCGTAGATGCTGCCGGTCTTCTTGAACATTGCGGTGTCGAACACATAGAGCGCGCCGTTCATCGTCCATTCTTGCCGCAGGTCTTGGCGGCGTAAGTTACGGCCAACGCGGTCCATCTTCACAATGATGGGCGTGACGAAATCATCGTCGGGTTGTTCCGCAACAAAAGTCGTGTGCGGCTCGACATGCTTCATGCCGACAATCAAATGCGCGTTCTTGGCTTGCTTCATTGTCAGCGCCGTCACCAGATGATCCGGCGTTGTAAACGGCGCGCTCGGCTCCAGCAGCACAACCGTATCATGTTGCGTATCGAGCGATGCCAGCGCGTGTTTAATCACATCTGCGCTCGACGCCGTATCGGTCGCCAATTCCGCAGGCCGCGTAAAAGGCGCCTCGACTTGGTTGATTCTGGCTTCCATCTTAATGATTGGGCAATCGGTAGAAATCACCAGCCGGTCTTCATCGGAGATAA